CAGTAAAGCTCACTGGCCACGATCCCGAGCGGTTGTTGATACCGTCAGGCGCAGTTTGCTCATAACCGTCACCAAACTGCGCTTTAAGAACACGGAATTTCACCGTGCCAGTCGATTCGACTTTCGGCGCCCATGCAAAAGTTTCAGTAGCCATTAGCCATACCCCATTCGTTGCTTAGAAAGTATCCCGCCGTCGCGCGACTCCTTGACCAGGGCGTCCTTGATTGCCTGGGTCAGTACTGTCCCAAACTGCTTACCGAAAGCACTGCTGTCGCCGGTGGTCTCAGTCTTCGTGCCACCCTCGGCGACGGTGACGTTCGTGATGACTGTAATGCCAGCGGCGGCTCCCACAGCTGCAGTCACCGCTGCCATCGAGCCAGATCCAACCATTCCGCCCGATGCGAAGCGTCCGAGCTTTGAGCCATCGCCCCCCTTGTTCAACCACTCCAAGAGCCCACGATTTTTCTTGGTCGATTCTGCGTTATTGACAAACTCGCCATTTGACAGCCATGCCGCGATACTGTCAGAAGTGCCCGTCCCTGGTCCGCTGATGAGTCCGCCCTCGGCCTTAAATTGAGGGCTGACCGTGAAGCTTCCACCGGACGCCGCCTGCGCCCCATCAGTTGCTCCATACGATGACGTGCTGCCGAAGTAGCTTGACGCGAGGCCTACTGCAAAATTGAACAGCCCCGAAATTGCAGCCTTGGCCTGCATCCTCGCGATATCAGCAATCACCGACTTGGCTAGGTCAGAAAACGACAGCTTGCCGGTCATGGCAAAATTGACCAAGGCGTCTTCCATCCCCTTGGCCGCATTGGTGAATGCTGATCCCGCCTGCGCCGCAACGTTCTGGGCCGCATCCTGGTAATCGTAGAAAGACTGCATAGCGCCATTGCGCCAGTCGCCCTGCTTGTCTTTCAACTGGCTGTAATAGTTCTCGTAGTCCTTCAGCGAGCCGGCCAGGCCATCGGCAATTGCCGACTGGGCATCTTGAAATTCCTGCGTGCCGAGCAGCTCCTTCGGCGTGGCTTTGGTAAGTTGCTCCTGATAGCGCTGATACTCTTTCTGGATCTGGTTATATGCTGTAACCCGGTCTTGTTCGGCCTTACCCATGCCAAACGCGCCAAGCGTACGGCCGTATTGCTCCTGCTGGCCGTCACGCTGCGACTTGATGGCCTCGTTGATTTGTGCCGACCGCTCGTCGAGTTTCTGCTTTTCCTGCTTGATGCGCAGTTCCTCAGCAGCAGCAACGTTCTTGTCCAGCTGCGCCCGGATAGCGTCCTGATTCGCCAGCAAGCTCTTTTGATCTGCCGTCAGCACCCTCTTTTCTTTGATGTCGGCGATCTGCTGCTCGAACTTGATGCGCTCACGCTGGGCCTCCGTGAGTTTGCCTTCCCCAACCACCTGCGCCTGCAGCGTTGCTTCCTGCTCACGTAAGGATTGCAAGAATTTGGTTGCTGCGTCATCGTGGAACGCCTTGGGCTTGGCTGCTCCCTTGTCCTTGTACGACTCCTCGATCTTCTTCAAATTGGCCTGGTGCCGGGCATAAGCACTTTCGTACTCGGCCGATCCCTCCTTCAAACCTTCGGTCGCCGCCGCGAAGGCTTTCTTTTCGTTGTCTTTCTCGATCCGCTGCCGGTTTGCCGAGTCGGCATATTTCGTATCGTTCAAGTAACCGCGCAACGCCATAGCTTGATCGCCGCTCTTGCCGATCGCCTGGTTCTCCTTCGCCTTGCCCTGATCCTTGAGAATCAAGTCGTTGAGTCGACCCAGTTCTTTCTGGTCGGCGTCGACAGCGGCCTGTAGCTGGTCGATCAGCTGCTTGTTGCCGCCACCAGGTGCGGCCTTGAGCTGCCCAAGGCGCATGAAATCGCCACGATACTTACCTTGTGCCGCCTCCATCTGGCTCGCATAGGTGCTTGGGCCGACCGCGCGGGCCAACAACCCGTCCACTTCGATGATGATGCGCTTCCAGCCTTCCCAGACCGTCATCACAAAACTCATGTCCTTCGTCGCCCCCGCAGTCATACGCTGGTGCGACTCATGCAAGGCATCGATCACCACCTTGGCGGCTCCGGCTTTGTCGCCGGTGTCGGCGTACTGCACGGCCAGTTCGTACTGGGCGGCGCTCATGAAATGATGCTGCTTCTGGTATTTTTCAGCCCACGCCACCGCATCGTCGGCCAGCGCACCCAGGTCGGAAGTGACATCGGCAATGCTCTTGCCGGTGTCTTTGGCCATTTCCAGCGCTACCTGGCCGAAGCTTGCCAACTGGTCGCCGCCGATCCGGCCTGTGTTGACAAGACCGACCAGCGCCTCATTGGCCTGGCCGACGAAGCGCGTGCTGCCGGCCAGCTGCGTCGACATGCCGGCAACCTGATCTGCGGTCAGGCCGGCAAAGCTGCCCGAGGACGCGATCGACTTGTTCACCTCCTCCAGCTGCTGATGACTGGCGTAGGCTTCATAGCCGAGTAGTGCGAAGGCGCCGGCTGCCGCACCGACCGCCAGCCCCAGCGGCGACATCATCATGGCGGTCAGACCAGACCGCTCCGACAGAATCGACATCGACCTGGCCGCGGCGCCGAAGTCACCGCGCGCCAGCTCACGGGCGACGACAGCGAGCTCGCGCCGCGCGCCACCGCTCTCTAAACTAAAACTGTGCAACGCCTTCTCGCCGGCGCCGATCTTTTCAATGAAAGGCGCCGCCTGGGCCGTGACACCCAGCTGGGCGGCGCGGTACTCCATCAGCTGCTTAGAGGTAAGACCTGCGGTCGCGGCCTGGTCTTTCAGCTTCGCAATAAAGGCATTGGCTGATGCTGCTGCGTCTGCCGACGATTTTGCCAGTGCAGCTTCCGACGCGTCGAGGCGCTTGACGGCCACCTCATACTGCTCAGCCGAGATCCGGCCGGTTTGCCACAATCCCAGCAGCTTATCGGTCTGGGCTTGCACCTCTTTCATCGAACTGGCGCCGCGGCCGATATTGGCCAGTGCGCGGTTGACGTCGGCAATCTGGTTAGCAGTTTCCTGCATGCCATGCTGCGACGATGAAAAATCACCCTTGACGCCGGTCCCGGAAACAGGAGAAGTAGCAACGTTGCGTGCCGCTGTTGCTGCCTCACGTGCCGCGGCCGTCTGTTTATTGAGCGCCTCCGTCTGCTCCAGCGATGCCGCAACCATGGATCGGATACGGGTTGCGGCCTGGTCTTCGGACTCCGCGAACGAATTTACCGCGGCCGATGCCGTCGCCAGACCGCCCGACATCGCCTCACTGGCTGCGGCCGCTGCCTTTTGGGTGATTTCCACCTGGCGCATGCGGTCAATCAAAGGCGCCGCCGCACCAGCCAGCCCCATTTGCTCGGCCTTCAACGCCAATGCTGCCAGTTTGCCACCCTCCATTGCTGCCACCTGGCGCTGCAGCGACTGCACAAACCGCTGCTGGGACACGCTCATCGCACCGGAAGCCTGCGTGGACGCGTCCCCCATGGAAGTCAGGGCCGCCGATGACTTGGCTGCCGCATCCACCGCAACGTCCCCAAACTTCGCGACAGTCCGGGCGGATGCGATCATGTCGGCATTGAAGCCGCCCTGATCTGCCACCATCATGATGGTGGCTTTACCGAGTACGTCATCGCTCATGTGCTATTTCCCTTTTTCACTAATCCTGCCAAACATGGCGGCTTTGATGAGATCCGATTGCGCCTTGGCGTCCCCCAGATCGACCGGCGCATTCCCGGCGGCCGCCGCCGATTTCTCCCACCACGACAAGAAATCGGTGGCAGAAAACGGCGTTGACTGGACTTTGCTGTTGCGATTGATGTTGGCCGTCAGGCTCATCAGCTCGGCGTGGCGCCAATCGTCAATGCGCTCCCTGTCCGGCACTTCGGCGTAATACGCCTTCCACTCGGCGAATTCGGCCGAATCTATTTCACTTTGAACTTGCCGGACGCTTTTACCGAGGTCTCGTGCGAGCCGGAACCAGACGCGCCGCTCTGGTCGGTCTCGGAGTTTTTTGCGGCGGCATCATCCGCTGCTGGGCCGATGGCATTGATGCGAAACGCCACGTCGGCCAACCGGCCCAGCACCTGTCCGTTCTTTTCCTGCAGCGCCTCGATGTCGGCCTCGGTGAACAGGCGCTTGCCGCCCGGATCGATGATGGTCGCCGCCAGCATGGCCGCCTGGAAGCAGCTCAAGGAACTGTTGCGCTCGCGGCCGGCCAGGAACGCATCGCGCGCCGTGCCGGACATCACGCCGATTCGCACCGAACCACCCCATTCCGGGACCCTCACATCTTCCGTCTTGATGTCCTGCGCGCCCAGGATAGCTTCGCGTGTCAACGTCATGGTGCGTCAACCCAGGTCACGTCGCCGCTGATGCGGGTTGTCACACTACCGGATTGCACGGCGTCCACGGCGCCCTGCAGCGGCACCGATTTCACCAGACCGTTCCAGGAAGCCGTCGAGCCGTCTGGCAACGTCAGGCGGAAGGGAGTGAGCGCGGAGGTCTTCTTAGCCGCAGTCAGGACCAGCTGGCCTGGATCTTTGTGGTTAATGTGCAACTCGAAATTGAAGTTGCCGTTGTCCTGCAGGCCCAGCAAATATTCCTTCGCCGTGCTGTTCAGATCCGTGGTGTCGATTTCCGACGCGGTGCCGTCAAAGCCGGTGTACGACTTGAAGCCCTTGATTTGGGTGTAGATGGGAGGTGTGGCGTTGGTGCCGATCTCCAGTTTGCTACCCTGTGCTGATAATGCAACTGATGTCATTGCTGTTCTCCAAAAAAAAACCACCCGAAGGTGGCGTTGTAAAAAGTGGTGTTGCTTACGACCAGATGCTGAAGTCCAGGCTGCGCCGATAGGTTTTCAGTTGGTTGTCGTAGGTGCTGATCGGACCGCCGACCGGTATTGCCTTCAAGGCGCCGGCAGTCAATATTGCAAACACGGCATCCATGGTCTCGTTGGCCGACAAGCGCGTATTGCTAAAGGTGTCGATCTGCACACGGGCGTTCTGCAGCGTGTCCGGACCGTCGAGCGTGTTATTAGGCTGGCCGCCGACCTGCTGATACGTCACATACGGAAATGTCGCATCAAGCGGCGCCACGTCGGGAAACACGCGACCGTCAGCGATTCCTAAAAGCGCCACAGTTATTTTTTTCTCAATCATTTGTACAACTCCGCAATAGCCGCCCGAACGTTCTCACCAAGCTTTTTCCGCATGGCGTCGATGGCCGCCGCCTTGGTGGCGTCAAACGCTGGCCGCAAGAATGGATGCGCGGGAATAAAAACCGCCCGATTTGCCGCACGGTGAGCCTTTTGGCTCACGCCCTTCGGCCGCGGCGGCACGAACCAATGACCATACTCGACCCACCGTCCGTAAAAGGCATCGGTCGCCGAACCTTTCCCCTTGCGCCAAGAGACGTAATAGACCTGGGTGTCGGTGGAAGACAATTCGGGGATATGCTTTTGATAAATCGCCGACTTTAGGATCCCGCGATCCTCCGGCGCCCGCAGCACCACCTCGTCTTTCACCAGGGTGGCGCCGGTGTTGGCAGCCGACCGCAGAGCATCTCCGAACATCGCCGGCAACTTGAGCAAGTTGGCCTGGATCTCATCCAGGCCGGTGATCGTGATCTTAGCCATTATTCGCCCCTGTTCCGACCACCAGATCGATGTGTTCACGCCCCACTTCATCCGGCAAAATGGCCTTGATGTCGTAAATGGTGGATTGATGCACGACGCGCATGGCTGCGGTTATTCCGTCCCGGCGTCGGATACGAATGCTCGCGGTCGCCTCGCTTACATCGCGGCCGGCGCCGATATATTCCTTTCCGTTCACCATCAGGATGCTAGCCCAGACCCTGGCAAATTCAACCCACACCTGCACCGGCTGATTCAGCTCGTCTTTACCGTCCACCAGCTGCTGGATCGAAATGCGTCTGTTCAGTGCGCCGGCAATCATTAGACGTACCCTCCCAAGCGATAAGGATCGAGCAGGCCGTCGACGAACGGCAGGTCCACCGAGGTCAGCCGCTGGCCAACAACGATCTCCTCGCGATTCGCATACAGCGCGCCGATCCGCATCAGCATCCACGATTTCACGCCGGCCGGCACATCTTTTGCATCAGCGCCGTAGCCGGCCGTGAAACTGATTTGCACGGCGTTGACCGTGTTTTGCGTGTCAGGCCAATACGTGTTCGGCGCCGGCACCAGCACACCAGGTTCGCTGATGGTGTCGACCACGTACCGCACCGGGTCCAGCGTGCGCCAGATCCCATCCATGTCGCAGTATTTGACCGCCTCCACGGATTGCAGCCGCGGGAATGGCAATTCAATTTTTCCGCCGCGAAACCGCACCGAATAATTGCGCATTGACATCCAGGCGCTGGGCAGCTGGTCGGCCGGCACATAGCCAGGCACCACGCCAAAGTAGCTGTACAAGGGGAAGGCATCCAGGTACAGATCCCATTGCTGGGTGACGAACGCGCGCCGGCAGATGTTTTCGGCATGGACACGAGCCGCGCTAATGATATTGACAATCAAACTATCTTCGTCGTCGATATCTACCTTCAGGTGGATTTTTGCTTGTTCCAGCGAGACCGGCTCGACAGCGGGTCCGCTCACGAGTCGGAGCGCCATTGCTTAGGCCGGGTCTTGGTTTGCTGCCGCCGCCGCGGCCGCAGCAGCGTCTGCGTCGGAATCGTCGTCCGATTCTTCCGACGACGCCACCTCATGCTCAATGACTTGCGTTCCCAGGCTCAGCGCATAAGCGACAGAGTCGGGGTGCGGGTCAACGACGCCAGCATTTTTTAACGCATTGATCTGCCCGCCAGGGAAGGCAACCACCTGGTTGACCTTGTAGGGAATATCGTCGACCCGGGTGTCGCACAGAATCCGGGCGGGCGCAATTTTGTCGGTATTGGCCGATTTATTTGATGTTGCCATGCTTTGCTCCTGGTTGAACTGAGCGGCGGACCGCAGCCCGCCGCTCGTTGAGAAGGACCGGTTAGGTCGCGCTGTTGACGTAGGACTTGACTGCGCCGCCGGCATCGATCAGGTTGCCGCCGGTGCGCAGGAAGCCGACGAAGCCGACCTGCCCCAGCAAGGTGAACGCCGAATCGGTCATACGGAACACCGTCAAGTCCATGACATCCCGAATGGTGTATTTGGACAACTGGCCGAACAGGATCGAGGCGGCATTGGCTGCCATGATCGGCATGTCCTGGTTGACCGTGATCGGGCGCCCCATCAGGCGATCCGGCGCGCCGCCGTTGACCATGGCGTCGGCTTCGTAGCCAGGAACAAAGATCGGCCGGCCTTGCGCATCCTTGATCTTGCGGATCGCACGGACGGAACTGTCATGCATCATGTAGCCGACGCCTGGCTGCACGCGGTAGGCTGGATCGATCGAATGCTCCAGGTCAACCAGGTCGTCATACAGCACGGTTACCGTTTGGCCGACGGCGCCGGCCTTGCCGACACCGGCAACCGTGCTGATGCCCTTAGGCTGATTGACGCCAGTGCCAACCGTGAAGTGCTTGTTTTGAATCCGGCCCAGGCGCATCGCCAGCAAGGTCTGGATATAGGCCTCGATGTCGATAAAGCTGTCCTGCACCAGCTCGAATGGCAAGGCGATTTTCTTGGACGAATACTTGAACACGTCCAATGTGATGTTGTTGAACACGGTGTCCTGCGCACCCACTGGAGCATTCTGACCGACAATTTCGCCGATTTCATTGGTCGGATCCGTTGCCGGGAAATTCATGGTGGCGCCGGTCGCCGTCTGGATCCGGTGCGACACCTGGCGCATGCCGCCATAGGCGCGCATTGCGATTTCCAGGGATTTTTGATACTCGGTCGCAACAGTAAAGCCGCCTTCAGTCGGCGTGGTAGTCGACATGGCGTTGCGAATGTCCGGTGTCTGCCGTGCCAGCATGCGGGCGCGATCCACGTCGCTCATGTTGGAAATGCCACCGGCCAGGAAGGCGCGCAATGCCTTCGATTCGTCGCCCTGGCGGCTTGGGTCGCGGGTCGCAGCATTCAATGCCGCTTCATGCTGCGCTTTCGGGTCTTCAGCGGCCAGCTGGGCGCGGCGCTGCTCGCGCGTGATGTCGTTATCGATTGCCTCGACTTCCGCCAGCACAGCGTCCATGCGTTTCGCGTCGTCGGTAGACATCCGCACGTCGGCGGCATACTTGTTGTTGATCTCGTTGGCTTCTTTTGCTTTGGTGTTGCGCAGTTCACGAAGTTGTTGCAGCTTATCCATGTTGGATTTCCTTTAGAGTTGACCGCTCGCGCAGGTCGTTTGGACGAAAAAAAACCACCTTGCGGTGGCTGGTTTCAGTTGCGCGAGGCGCGTTACTGAAGAGTGAGGCGATTCAGCATGTGAAGACGCTGCTGCTGACGTTCGCGGTGTTCGTTAGAAATAGTGTCCGGATCCTTTGCCGGCGCCGGGGCGAGCGCCGGATTTTGTACCCTTGCTGCCTTCGGTGCCGGCGCCCTGGCATATGCGCTGAGATCCCATTGCGCGCTGGCGGCCGGCGCGTCCTCGGCAATACGGTTCACCAGTCCCGCGTCGACCGCTTCTTGGGCAGTGAACCAAGTTTCCGCATCCATCAGCGCCTTCATTGCCTCGGCGCTCTGGCCGCTGCGCTTGGCATACTGGCCGGCGATGACGCTGTCGATCTTGTCCAGCAGCGCTGCCGTCTCCCGGATGTCGTTGGCGTTACCATAGGCCATGGTCCAGGCGCAGTGGATCATGTACATTGCACCGTCCGATATTTCAATATCGTCAGCGGCGTTTGCGATCACGGTTGCCGCGCTGGCGGCATAACCGTCGATGTGCGCAATCACCTTGGCGCCGGTGTCCCGAATCGCCACGACGATGGCTTGGGCAGCAAACACGTCGCCACCCGGGCTGTTGATCCGCAAATGCAGAGTGCCGCCCTTGATCGCCCGGATCTGCGGCACCAGGGTCTGCGCTGAGATGCCGCCCCAATAGTCATCGCTGACGATGGCGTCATAGATATAGAGCGTGCTGTCCTCGCCCTCGGTTTCGACGGCGCGCGGGTTCTCTTGCCGGCGGTTGCTCGCCAGCAGCTTCATTAGTTTGTGCATGATGTCCTTACGCCGTCGCGGAATCCGCAGGCTTATTTGTTGACGAAGTGGGTTGAGCAGCATTGGCGCCGACGATGATGCCGGTGTTCAATACGTCGCCGCCTTCAATGGGCGGCAGCTTTTGGCGATGGCGTGCCTCATTGGGCGTAATCCAGCCGGGTTCGCCTGCCCGGCCGACTGCAACACGCAGCGCCTCATTCTCGGTTTTGAGATCGCCGCGCTCCATGTCGGACACATCATGTTCGACAAAGTACTGGTCGCTGTTGGGCCAGAATTTGCGGTTGCACTCTTGCGAAATTTTAACCAGGTCGCGCAACAACGTGTATTTCACGAAGCCACGCCCCATATTTTCCTGCCCCGTCCCCCAACTGGTCGATTTTTCGGTACTGCCGACCATGAACGGCGGCACGCCGAGAATCCGGCATATCTCCTCCAGGTTCCAGCTCGACGTCGCCAGGATCTGCGAATCGACCGCCGACATCGTCAGCTGCTCCACCTCCAGCCCTCCGGTCAGAATCGCAGGCAGGTGAGAGTTCGCCACGCCACTATGGCGTTCACCCCAGGTGGCGCGCAGCAATTTGGCGGCCTCTTCCGTCATATTGCCCGAGGTTTTCAAAGCAAAGTCCGGACGCGCCCCGTTGCTGAAAAACCGCGCGCTGTACTCGCCCGCCGCCAGCGACGTGCCGATCGACTGGCGGGCGGCATAAGTGATTGGGCTGGGGCTGCGGATGCCGTCATAGCCCAGGCTCGGGATATGAATCATATCCGCGGGGCTGAGCACATAGGATTCGCCCACCAGAGGTTGCACCCTATAAAACAATTCTCCGCTGCTAATCCGGAACGGCGTCACGCGCAGCGGGTGGTGGGCCTTGAATCCGATGACACGATTGCTCCGAAACGAAGGCCGGAGAATTTCGGCAAAGCCGTCACCGTAAAATAGCCTGGCGCTGACCACGAATTCCCAGAACACCGCCCCCGACAATTCTGGTTCTGGCTGCTCATTGAGCAAGTACCAGTACGGGTGAGATATCTGCGACCGCCCCGTCTCTGTCCGTTCGTACACGTTTAGCGGTATGGTGGAAATAGCGCCGGCAATAAGCGATACGCAGCCATACACGGCGGCCACTTTCATGGCGGTGGTCTCGTTGACCACCGGTCCGGCGTTGCTGACCGCGCCGCCGCCGATAATGTTGGCCAATTCCTGCACGGTCAGATTCTGCCGGGTCTCATTCATGGCGTTGATCTGCCGGTCCGCCTTCCATTTATTGAGGATCACGCTGCCAGGCTGTGACACCCGTTCTTTGTCATACCAGTCCGCATTTTTCATAGGATGTATATTCCAGGTTGAGGCTCCTCTACTGACATCAACGCCCGACCCATGCCGATCAGCATGGCAACTGGTCCGTCAATCTTTTCGCTGGGCTTTTCTTTGGTGGGATGCTTCAAGCCACTGAATTTCGACTCGCGCATTACGACGTTGCCGATCATCCACTCCATTGCCGAGTTGCCGTCGTGTTCCAGCTCGCCCGTCAGCACCAGGTTCTCGATCTCGATGATCGGTAGCGTGAAATGGGACGACGTTTGGGCAATTTCGACCATCGGCAACCCCGCTTCCACCAGTTTGGTGACAAAATACGCAGCAAATTTCGGGTCATAAGGCACTTCCTTTACATCGAATTTCTTGCTATAGGCCTCGATATCGTTGCGAATCACGTCGAAATCCGTCGCATTGCCCGGCGTGACGACCAACTCGCCGCGCTGTTCATACCGTTTGTAGTGTTGGTTTTCCGGTTTTTCGACCTCGTATTCGTTGAGATACAGGCGGAAAAACACGTGAAACTTGCGCCCGCGCCGGAAAATCAGGCACAGCGCAGCAATATCGCTCTTTTCCGCCAGGTCAATGCCGATCCAACATTCTTCGCCGGCAAAATCATCCAGCGACAAGCCCTTGTTGCCGCACGCGCGCCAGTTGGCGACCGGGATCCACTGCTCGCCGCCGGACAGCCAGATGTTCAGGCGCTTGGTCTTGAAATTGACCTGCTGGCTCGGCTGCTTTTTGGCGCGCTCACACGCGTCGGCCAGGCCGGCCTCGTAGACCGAGACGCCCAGATTCGGATTTGCCTTCGCCCACTCCAGCGGACAATCCCATTTTTCGCGGTCGTCCACCGTGTAGATGATCGCCAGGAAATCATCGTCTTGTTCGGTTCCTTCCAGCACCTTCTTCGCGTAGCAGTGCTGCTCATACCCAAAACTGCTGAGATCGAAGCCGGCGGTGGTGATTTCCCACAGCAGCGGCTGGCGTCGAGCGCCCTGGCCGGAGACGATCACGTCGTAGATCTCCCGATTAGGGTGCGCATGCACTTCGTCGAGGATGGCGCCGTGCGGGTTCAAGCCGTCCATCGACTTCGAGTCCCGGCCCAGCGGCACAAATTTGTCTGCCTTACCGCGCACGAACAGCTCGCTACGCCGCTCAGCGATATGCCGCCGCAGGTGCGGACTGGCTTGCACCATGCGGACCGCCTCGTCGTGCGTGATCCGCGCTTGCTCCATCTTCGTCGCCGCCGTGTAGACCTCGGCGCCGCCCTCACCGTCGAAGAAGAACAGGTACAGTCCAATGCCGGATAATTTCGTGCTCTTGCCATTCTTGCGCGGGACCTCTTCCCACACTTCGCGGAACCGCCGCGTGCCATCAGCGCGCATCCAGCCGAAGGCCAACGCGACCCAAAATTGCTGCCAGGGTGACGGCACGAACGGCTGGCCGGCCCACTCACCCTTCGAGTGGCGCAGAAACAGAAACGACTCCAGCGCATGCTGCGCGTGCGCCTCAGAAAACCATAAGCCGCGCTCGAATCCGCTTTGCATATCCTGATAGTGCCGCTCGACGCCCAACCTGGTCCACTTGCAAACAGGCACTTCCCCAGCCATCACCGCCCGGCCGTATGCATCCCAATCGAAGGTGAGCCCCGAGGCGTCAGGCCCCGCTGGCATCGTTTTTTCCTACGATGCGCATGCCGATCGCCGCCTTCTGTGATTTGAAATTCGCAATCGGATCGTCGAACAACGACGCCTGCTTGTCTTCCAGCTGGCCACCCTTGATTTTTTGGAAGCTTGGGATTGTCAGTGCCGCTTCCGGCAGCCAGGTCAGCAACGATTTCTTGTGATCGCGCGCCACGTAGTACAGCGGGTGCGGCGTGCGGTAGCCGTTGCTGCTCTCGGTAATGTAGCTGTTGTTGTTATCGCGCTTGTAGCGGTCCAGCTCTTCGGTCGCGTCCACCCAGTCGACGTAAGTCCGGCAGATGACCGTCAGGGTCAGCCCGTCGGTGCGATGGATCAAACCGTACTCCAGCAGCGCCTCCGTGACATGAGTCCAAATTTTTTTCTCTTTCGCGCTCAGCTTGGTCGGTATGTCCGGGATCTCGGAAATGATGGTCGCACCGAGAGCGCCGGCAGACGAAGCTGCAGCGTTATCCACGCCTGGCAATGCTGTCAAATGGCTCTGTGCGCCCATATCCTGAAAAATCCCATAAAAAAGAAGCTAGCAAGCACAAGGGGCTGGTTTTTACACCCCCCCTCCCTAAAAAACTCTCTCACGCAAAATTAAGGGAAACGAACGGTCTACGCCGACCCTCGCCAGCCTTTTGACCGCCCCCCTATCGACCGAAGCCACCATCTTCGCTGGCAGTCTTCGTGCTATGACATGGCTTGCACAATGCCTGCCATTTGCTGGTATCCCAAAACAGGGCCTGGTCGCCCTTGTGTGGCACGATGTGGTCGACCTCGGTAGCCGCGACGAGCACGCCCAGCGCCAGGTGGTGCGCGCACAACGGATTGCGCATCAGGAATGTCGCCCGCGCTTTCTGCCAGCGCCGGTTATATCCACGCTCGCTCGCACTGCCACGCTGCGCGTCGGCACGCTGCCGCTGCAGCTTGGCGTGCGCCTCGCAATAGCCGGACATATCAATCAATTTGCCACAGCCGGCATGTCGACAAACTGACTTGGCACGTGTCGCCATTCAGTACATCCTGCGGCATGACGCCGCCGTGCGCCGATAGCGGCATTGGCTGAAACAGGTGAAAGACATTGGGTTCAATCCGATGAGTGGCCCGAAGGCGATGAGCAGCAAGACAAAACAAAAAGCCCCAACCGACTGTTCGATTGAGGCTCTGTTTTCGTTGCCCGCGAGACGACCGCCATCTGGCATCGTCTTACAGGCCCGCCACGTTGGCGCGCAAATTGTTAATGTGGATTGTAGTCGGATCCTCAAATTTATCAAGATTATTTTTCAAACTTTTTCTGGCACGAGCCAGCAGGTGCGGTACCGTCATGCGCTGTAATCCCAGCTTGCGTGTGATCCAGTGATCGGAATAGCCGTACACAAATCGAAACTTCAGCGCCTGCTTTTCATCGAAGTCCATCAGCGCCTTCCAGGCCGCTTCGACCAGCCAGCCGTCGAGTTCCTCAACCGTGACAGGAACACGTAATGGTTGCATCGGTTTGTTGGCTTCCTCTTCGTTAACCCGCGATTTCAGGTAGAGCTCGGCCCAGAACGCGCA